ATTACGCATAGATGGCGTATCATTGGTTGTAACAGTAACTGATCCATCTTTGAGTAACTTAGAACCAGATGATACATTGATATAGAATGTGACCCAGTTACCGCCATATTGACCCTTATTACTAAACAGATCAGATGGAAATTGGTGGACACCCACTTCGTATTTGGTCCCATATTTGGCAGTATTGTACTTTGATCCACCACCCAAAGTGCCAGTTCTAGGTTTATATGCTGAATCTGTTATATCTTGTGTAGAATTAGGTGCAATTGGATTAGATGCCATGTTAGGATCTCTATAAATAGTATACAGTATATTTATATGGTTATTGTATGTCTGGATCAAAATATGGCTAAATATTTACAGGGCAAATATACTGCCAAACATCCAGAAAAATATGAAGGAAACCATTCCCAAATTTTCTTCAGAAGTAGTTGGGAATTGAAATATTTTAACTGGGTCGATTCCAATCCCAGTGTGGTAAAGTGGTCTAGCGAATGCATTATTGTGCCATATGTGTGTCCAACTGATGGCAGAGCACATCGGTATTTTCCAGACAGTAAGATTCAGATCAGAGGAAAAGATGGCACTCTAAATACTTGGTTGGTAGAAATTAAACCCGCTGCGCAGACAGTGCCACCCAAACCAAAGGCACAAAAGACCAAACGGTTTCTTATTGAGGCAGGTACATATCTCAAGAATAGAGCAAAGTGGGAAGCGGCAGAACGATATGCCAAAGACAGAAACTGGGAATTTATCATATTAACAGAGCATCATTTAGGATTATCGAATAAATAGTATATGGCAAACAATAATTCACTACAAGACATATTCGAGAAATATCGGTTCGACCGAAACATCTCTAAAAAATCGACTGCATGGTTCGAGCAGCAGGCATTACTATTGTCCAAGAAAGGCATCACACCAAACAAGATGCTGAAGAATGACCCGAGTGCTGCCAAGACAACTATCATTCCAGGCAACATGTATATGTTTATGTATGATGCCAAGAACAAAGAGACCCTACCATACTGGGACAAGTTCCCACTGGTATTTCCATTCAAGGCAGTGAAGGGTGGATTCTATGGTCTAAACCTACACTACTTGCCATATAGACTCAGAGCAATCCTAATGGATAGGTTGCTACAGTTTAAGAATAACTCCAAGTTCGATGAAACGACCAAGTTGAAGTATTCTTGGGATTTGATTAGCAGCGCATCAAAGTTCAATCTGGCAAAACCATGCGTCAAGCATTACCTTATGCCGCACGTGAGATCACCATTCGTGAAGATAAATTCGGAAGACTGGACAACGGCATTAATGCTACCAGTGGAAAGGTTTGTTGGGGCAACGTCCTCATCGGTATGGTCAGACTCTAAGAAGGCAGGAAGATGAAAACATCGGATTTCGTGGCACAAATGGCACCAGGTCTTGCAAAGACCTCTAGGTTTGCGATAAGGGTTGCACCACCCACATATGCCACAGAAAACATGGGCAGTGGCAATACTAATCTCCATAAGGTATTATTATTTTGCGATACGGTAATGATACCAGGATTAACAGTAAATACTAATCCAACCAGGACATATGGTGAAGTTAGAGAAATGCCAAATGAATTCAACTATGAACCTATCACTGCTACCTTCTATGTTGATGCCGATATGTATGTGAAGAAACTGTTTGATAACTGGATTCTTGGAATTCAAGATGGCAACTCCAGATCGTTTAAGTACTATGACCAATACACCGCCGATACCATGGATATCATAGTGCAAGACACCAAAGAGAGAAACCGGTATGCGGTTCAACTATACGAAGTATATCCAAAGGCAGTTGATTCAGTCATACTGGATACTGCCAACACACAAATAATGAAATTATCCGTGACATTCCAATATAAGTATTGGCGATCAACCAAGGAATCACTTGGTAATGTAACAAAGAACATCAATAAGAGCGGTGGATTTGGATTATCCAGTATACAGGGATTTTTCGACTATGGCGTGAATTTCTTGACTAGTGGATACACCAGTTCTTTCCTTGGATTCCAAAATAAAGTAAATTCAAATCTATCTGTATTGCCAGAACCGGCAGGAGTTACTTCGTTCGTGGCACCGGTAACCCATTACGGGGTATAGTATGGCAGTCGCCAAGGATAAACAGTTCACGGACTGGTTCAACCATAGATGGCGTCCGGCAGCAGCATGGGTCTATATGGTTATCTGTATTCTGGACTTTGCCCTGTTCCCAATATTCTGGAGCATACTCCAAGCACATCAGGGCATATCAATTACTCAGTGGGTGCCGTTGACCCTACAGGGTGCCGGTCTATTCCACATGGCATACGGTGCCATACTTGGCGTAACGGCATGGTCCAGGGGCAAGGAAAAGATAACTGCCATGGAGAATAATTATTCCGGATCATATGGTATCGGTATAAATAGTAACGCTAATAATGAAGTTGAAGGATCAAATGAAAATAGATGATAGATTATCAGATGTATTTGATATTGAGGCAATTGAAGTGAAGACTGGGGACATAATAACAGCGGATAACCAAGTTGTACCCCAAGGATCCAATAAGATTGAGTCTGACTATGACAGAACTCGGAATAACCTTCACTCATTATTACAATTGGGACAGGATGCATTATTCCATGCCCTGGAAATTGCCAAGTCCACTGAACACCCACGGGCATTTGAGGTAGTGGGAAACCTCATGAAACAGTTGTCCGATGTAAATTCACAGTTACTAGACCTACATGATAAGAAACGCCGCCTGGACATACCAAGCAAGGCAGAAGAATCAAGCAATAAGCAGATAACGCAGAACAATGCTATTTTCGTTGGAAGTACGGCAGAGTTGAACAAGTTCCTACATAATATGAATAAGGAGTAATACATAATGTTACCAAAAAATGTGGCCACGGTCTACAATCTAATTTTACCATCGACAGGAAAGAGTTTGAAGTACCGTCAATTCTTTGTGAAAGAAGAGAAAGCACTATTGATCGCACAGCAAAGTGAAGAGATCAAGGTCATGGTTGATACTTTGAAGGCAGTCGTGAAGGCATGTGTTATTGATGATCTGAATGTTGATAACCTCGCAACCTTTGATCTTGAGTATCTGTTCTGTCAGATCAGAGCAAAGTCTGTTGGCGAGAATGTTGAACTGATTTTCAGTTGCGATGATTGCCCAGATGATCCAAAGGCAAAGTCAAAGGTAATGATTGATCTCACTAAACTAGAGGTCACAAAAGTGCCTGGTCACACAAACAAAATTGCTCTATTCAATGATGTTGGTCTCATAATGAAGTATCCAACCATGGATATTATGAAGTTGATTGATAGTGTCGATGAGTCAGACTTCGATCAAGTTGTATCAATAGTGGTTGAGTCAATAGAATCAATTTATACTGGAGCAGAAGTGTTCCATGCCAAGGAACAAACCAAGGAAGAACTGGTGGCATTTATTGAGAACCTCACCACAGAACAGTTTGCCAAGGTTCAAGAGTTCTTTGAAACAATGCCTAAACTAAAGCAAGAAGTGGACTATACTTGTCCAGTGTGCAATAAAGCACATCACAAAGTTCTGGAAGGAATGAACAGTTTTTTTTAATTTGCTTGAGCCATGAATCGTTAAGCAACTATTATCAGATGTCATTTGCCCTGATGCAGTATCATAAATACTCGCTTTCAGAAATTGAGGAAATGATCCCGTTTGAAAGAGACATATATGTATCGCTTCTGGTAAGATATCTAGAAGAAGAGAAACAAAGAATAGAATCTTCTAAATAGTGTGGACTCAAGCTGTTTTAAATTTACAATTATCAAAATGGTGTCGTTTCATAGCACCTCCACGACCCACTAGACCACAATGTGGACATTCGACTTCTGAAGCAGGATTTTGTTGCTTTCCACTAGGGTTGCCTTTCTTTTTAGTGGGGATACCTTTCCTTCCACTAGGTTTACCTTTCAGTGGACTAGGAATGCCTTTCTTGCCATTAGGTTTACCTTTCTTGCCATTAGGTTTACCTTTCATCCTCTCAGATCTTTTTTGGTTAGATTCAGCAGAAAGAGGACCAGTAGGTTTACCTTTCAATGGACTAGGAATGCCTTTCAATGGACTAGGAATGCCTTTCCTTCCATTAGGTCCAGGAGGAGCCCCATCTAATCCATTTTCGATCTTGCAGTTTGCGTATTCGTCCGATTTGACTATATTATTTTTTATGGAAAAATCTATTGCAAACTTTGATACGGCAATAGGGTCTGTACAAGGTCCAAATACAATGGTAGTTATTATGTTTTCTGATCCGTGCTCTTTGAGGTGTAGTC